CACCTTGGGAGCCTCTGGAGCCTGCACAAGGCCCAATTTGACCGCTTCCTCGCGATTCTGAGGGTTGTTGAGAAACTCCATAAGCTCCGCAGGCTCGTTGTGAAAACGAGCACGCACATTGGCATCCAAGGACATAAAGGCCTCATCGGCCGCACGAACGATATTCATCGCATCCCGAAGATCCGTCGGCACTTGCGTAAAATCCGCATAGATCGGCTGACGATCATGAACAGGGAGCTGAGCACCACGCATCGCACGGGCCACAATCAAATTAATATCACACTCGTCCTTGGCACTCTGCTGAGTTAAAGGCTCATCCTTCGAACAATCAATCGCATCTTGCTTTCCCATAATAATCTCCTTTGGTTAGTCGCGTCTGCGCAACTCTGAATTATACTCACGCTCAAAATCCTCGTGTTGAAGAACACGCCAACCCTTCTGAGCCGAAGGGGAAGGAAAACGAAAATTCTTCTTGAAATTAAACCACTGATCCCGTAAGCGAGGCGCCGCCTCTTCAAGCTTACGAAAAGCCTTGGCCGTCGCTGTATCCGCAGATCCGTACTTCGACATAAAATACACCGTGGGATTCTGCTTCATATAAGCGGCTTCGCCAATCGCTAAATCGCCTTCTGCTTGAGACTTCCTCGCTTGACCACGGAGCACCGACATCTCCGCATGCATCTTCGTCGCTTCCAAAGCAGAAGCACCCACACGGCCATACAGAACAGGAACCACAGGAGCCTGAGCCCCCGCAGGGGAACTGGCTCCTTGGTTCAGAGACAAAATAGGATTCAAACCCGCTTTGCGGAGATCCTGCACCTCGCGTTGATGCGACGTAGACGACATGCGCTCCTGGAATTCCATTTGTTTCGCGTTGGAGGCATTTTGAAAATCCATAGCCCTTTGGACGGACGCGTCCTGACGGTTCATCATCTTATCGGCTTGTTCCATTTCGAACTTACGCGCCGAGTGGGCCTCCTGGGCATTGAAGATGTTTTGGTAGTACTGGCTTTCCCAGTTTTGAGCATTTACCGCATCATTCGCCCTGGCAGCAGCCCTATTGTTAGCGTAGGCCGCCGCAGAAGACATCCCGGCGGCAACTAACCCTCCGACACTGAAGACCGGCATCTTTTAGCCCTTTCCTGAATCATTGCATCCGCCACCCGACCGAGCTCCTCCAGGGACAACCGATCCCCTGGAGGGTTGGCCGGATGATATTGAAGACCAACCAGGTTGGCGAAGTACATGTCCCATGCAAGCAATGTGGGGTCCATGGCGCCTCCTAGAAATGGTCGATAAGCCCAGGCACACCGTACACCGGCATGGGGCGAGTGCAATGCATGTTGATGTAACTATCGAACAGGAAATGCGGTTCGGAAGGCACAGCTATCACGCGGTCGATGGGCGGATTTTCGACGATGAAGTCCTCGTCCAGGATAGGCGCGTTGGCGAACTCCTGGGAAAGATGCCAGGAATCGAGCGACTGGGCATAGTTGGAACGGAACTCGCCAGTAATCTGCGATGGCTTGTAACGATACTCGGCGTAACGCTCCTGGTAACCGAAAACCTTTTCGTCTTCGGCAGTAACGCCACTAGTAAAAATTTCCTTCTGCAGAACCGCCTGCTCGCCGATATGCGACAAAGCAGGCCAGTAGAAATCGAAACGCGTCTTACGGGACCACATCCGGTTCAAACCTTGTTGATACGTCAGGTCAGCACGAACCGACATCAGCCCAATAATGAGGCAATGTTCAGTAAAAGAAGAAGAGAACCCATGACCAGCGAAAGTCGACAGACCGAACGCCGCGAGGTTACCTTGCGGGGTCTCGGCATAGGCTCCAGTCGGACTGTATTGCGGGACGGGTTTGATGTTGATGGGAGCAGACGAACCTCCCAGGTATTCGGGTCGCTGTAAACGCGCATCGGGAGAAGTCACTCCAAAGTGGGCTTTGATAAGTTCGGTATAACGCGTACCACCACGGGCATCGCGTTCGAAGATTTTCTGAATCTGGAACGCCTGACGCAGCGAATTGATAGTCGCCGCAGTGGCATTCGAAAGATCGGCAACCAGGGCGTTAGTAGCTGGCGACAGCGAGACAGACACGCCGTTAGCCTGAATAGTGGCCTGCGCACCAACTGTCGTCAGTGCACCGGCTGCCGCGGGATTGTTAGTCGCGCCTACATAAGCCGTCCAGGCATTTGCGTCGTTGGTTCGAATGACAGGGGCGAACTCGCCCAGGGGGATAGTGACACCAGGGCCTTTTTGCGGCCACGGAAGGGAAGACGTGAAATAGTCGTGCCGCTTGCCGCGACGTTGAAGCGTATAGCCCACCGACGTGTCCGGACCATCACCGGTAGGAACCGGAAGCGAATCCTGAAGGTTTTGATCGCGATACCATTCGTTCCAGATCAGGTTGTATGCACGATGGAACAATGCGGACACACTGACGTTGGGCACTGCGGTAGGAAGTCCGAAATAATCTTCCAAGGAGTTAGCGGCCCACCCGCCGACAGGGGCAACGATTTGCGGGATGGTAAAGTCGGTCGAATCACCTGGGTTTTTTTGCTCACCATTGAATTTCTGCCAGTTGTCCCAGACCAGGCGAATCGGAACCGCAAAGAACTGGGTATCCAGGTACATGTTGTCCATGATAGGAACGATGGGCGTAGCCAACCGCGCAAGCGCCGCAACGCGGGTATGGAAGGTATCCCCTGGTAGTGCCTCATCGACAAGAAACGGAACCAGGTACCCCGCGTCAAACGTGGTTTTATAACCGTGCGAACGATCGAACGACGAACGCGGGATGTCAGCCTTGGGAACCTGGCTGAACGTGTGTTTCATTACAGAACGCATATTTAAGCCTCCTTGGTGAAGTCAGAACCTTTTGCAAGGTACGTGTGTTGATTGGGCGTGACAATCCCCGTAGCCTCGTCCCACGTGCCGATAGACCATAGTTCGTAATCCTCGGGAAACACCGAGATACCGGAATTAGACTTGGCCGCTGCAGCGAAATCACGAGTAGCGACAATCGTAGAGTGCGAAAAAAACGGCGTCGACCAGAGTTGAGCCTTGATATCGAACACAGAACAGATGATTTTCATATTTTTCCTTTGCGTAGGTTAACGCGCGCTTCGAGACACTCGAGACGCGCCTTTAAACGGGCGGGAGTCTGATCATCCCGATGTTGCATTGCTTTCGAAAGACGGCGGCTTTTGACCGCCTGCAGCCCTAGCTCATCGATGCGCGAGTATTGCTCATCGTAGAAGCGCGGAGGATTGCGTTTTTTGCCCTGTAGGACTACGAAGTCCGACGGATAAACGTCGGATTGATACTTTTCGAACCAACCGGAGCCGATGCCCGGCTTGAGTGACATGATAGCAAACTCGGGTTGCCGGCCACCGTAATGGCCAACAGCCATTGGGCCGTTGACCTTTTTAATGCAGTACTTTGCAACGTACCTTGCGCTTTGGACAGTGACTTTGCCAAAGAACGCGTGGCCTTTGCCCCAGATCGAATCGAGAAGGTCCGAGGTAAACAGTTGATCGCCATGCTCATTTTTCGAGTGAGGACGCTTGTCCGAAAAGTCGATACCGAAGATAACCGCATGATAGTGAGCCCTTTCAGAGGTGTCACCGTATTCACCGACAGCGAAGTAACGAAGCCGGTCACCTTTTTCCTTGGCGTGAAATTTGCGGAGACGTTTCATAAAGTCCTGGAAATCCTTTTTCACAAGTGTGTTCCCAGGCGGTAAGTGTTTGTCTGAGTAAGTAAGGGTAACGAACTGAGACAGCTCGTGCAACGATGCTTCATGCACGATCCGCGTTGCCCAGTCCTCGGTACGATCAACCCGACAGCCAATACATTGGCCGCAGGCAACCGTAACGCGAAGATCAACATAGCCCTTTTTACTGACAGAGATCGGGCTTAGACATGGCATCGGTCACAGCCGGATACCACCGCGCATCGGATTGCCTGCGAAGTTCTTTTTGTGGCTCCGAGAGGCACTGGCACTGAATTGTTTCCGGCTTGCTGCGCCGTTCATTTTGTGGCGTTTCATGATGATTTCTTCCTTCCAGAAAGAGGCCCAGAACTAGGCCGATGAGTATTTGTTCCATTTCGGTGTCACCTAGCACAGTTAAGAACAAGGAATATAACTGTGCTAGATCTTTGTCAAGCGGATTTTTCCTCTGACACTGACGCGCTCCGCTTGTCGGCGCTTGCGCTTCCCCCTTCGGGGGAGGGCGCAACCGCTTGCGATCCTTCTTTTAAAAGCCCCATAGATAGAAGTTCAGAACGGTTGGCAGGATCGGAACAGAAGTCGATGAACTCAGCCGGATTGTTCGCAAAGCGATTGCGAACTTTGGATGGCAGAGCATCGAACAGGTTTTGAGCCTCGACAATCTGGTTTTGCATCTCCTGGTAGTCGAAACCAGTAGCGTCGAGATATTGAGGCGCAGACCGCGCCAAATCGGGCAATTCGCCCGTAGATTGATAACGCGACATGATGGTGTTGATGTCGCATTCGTCCTTGAAGGACTGTTTTGTCCACCGAGAGTTAGGTGGGAACGATAGAGAATAAGAGTGATGTTTGTTTGAGATAGATTGGAAGGGAGAAGAGAGATTGAAGAGTTTAGGGAGAGTAGAAGAAGACATAATGAAGCCTCCGGCTTGAGAGAAAGGAACCAGGTGGTACCACCTGGTTATTTGATGAAACGGAAAAGCAACCCCTTGATTAAGTCGAGGGGAATTTCCTTGAGAGGTTTAGGCATATCCTGAGGAGTTAAGTCACCCACCTGCTTACGCAGGTAGCGATCGGTGACCATAGAACGTTCCGTCTCAGTAGCGACGGCAGTTTCCGCGCCGTATTTGCCAGCAAGGGCGCGGTTAGCGGGGATACGAGAATACGACTCCTTGGTTTGAGCCTCGACGAGCTTCATATCCACCGCTATTTTGGCGATCTCGGAATAAATGCGATTGACCTCCTGGACAGATTTATCCTCCAGCGCCGTGTTGAGGCCGACGCGAGACGCGCTTTCGCGTATCTCTTGTTCGGCCTTGGCGATTTGAGTTTCGTAAGTCGGCGTACGCGCCTCGACTTCCGCAGTATCAGCCCGAGTTTTTTCGAGCTCGGTGAGCGTCTTCGCAGTAGTCAAAGCAGAGTTAATTGCAGGGGCAATGTAGTCGACAGGTTGGAACCTCTGGAACTGCTGCGCCGAGCCGCTCGCCTGATGTCCTCTCGCCATAGCACCGCTAGCGGTGGCACCGGCAGAGGAAGCCCCAGAAGGCGTAGAAGATCCCATTCCGCCGGTTCCCGATAAAATGGGATTGAGACC